CTTCAATAATACCTTCAGGCAGTAAAAGTCCATCAGGAGATCCTCCGTAATAATTTCCTACCGGAATAAAAGAAGCTTTCTCTACCTTTGATTTTGTTAATTTTTCGTAATGTTCAATAGCTACAGGCTCTAAATCTGTTCCCCAGTTTAAAGCAGCTCCTGTTGCTGGTTCTGTAACTCCTCCATATAACTCACAGACCTTTTCAAGTAGATAAGTCTTAGCAGTTTCGCTAAAATTATCCTTTCCCATTATTTTATAGATTTCTGAACTTGTAATTCTACCTTTTCTCATCTCAAACCATTCTTCCGAACGTTGTTCTATGATCATAAATTCATTTTTTTTAATAACAACTCACTGAATGTAAGTTGCTTTGCTGTATGCAAATATTTTGTCATGTTTTCAAAACCTATTTCGGAGGGATCCTTCCCGTTTAGTTCAATTAAGTAAACATCCTTACCGAGATTAATCAATTGCTGTGCATATTTGATAGAAGACTTAAAAGCATCGTTATCTAAAGCTAGGTAAACAGTTTTAACTTCACTATGTACAAGCTTCATCATTAAAGCCTCAGGAATAGTCTTACCGAATAGCGGTATTGCATTTCGTCTTAAAGCAATTGCATCAAATATACCCTCGCAAAGTACTACAGGCACTTTCCAATTAATAAAATACTCAAGACCTATTAGCTGATTCTTATTACAGCTTGGTGCATTATACTTTCTACCTGGATCTCTTTCGAAAGAACGGGAGATAAAGTAATTTAGTCTTCCTCTTGCATCGTAAGATGGGATTATGATTGAGTTTTTATACTTCCCTGTCTCACAATAACCAATGTTGTACTTTATAATATCATTTGCAGTTATACCTCTACTCTTTAAGTAAGCAAAAGCTTGTCTAAACCCAAGCCCTAACATCCCTTTATTAAGAGTCTTGAACTCTTTCGGTAATTCTACTACTTCGTACTGCTTATCATCTACCTCTCCCCTTCCGTTTGGAAAGTAACCTCGCATTTCAGCAATTTGTGCCGATGTAGCTTGCACTTTCTTTAATAAGGATGTCAAATTTCTACCTTTAGTAGCAGGTTCGCAGGTCCAACAGTGATAAAACCCCGTCTTAGGGTCTATCTCAAGCTTAGGCTTATGATGCTTACAGAAAGGACAATGAAATGCATGATTTCCTTTGGTGGAAGGCTTAGATTTACCTAAAACACTATGTAAAAGTCCTAAGACTAGGCGTGATTGCTCCATTAATAAACACTCTTTAATGGATAATATAAGAAATTATTCTGATTCTACCAAATCTTTCCTAAAGAATTTAGCAAGGACGTTATCGTTGTAGGATTTATCAGTAAGAAGCACGTTATTTACACATTGATAGTGAACTTCCCAGTACGTAAGTTGCTTTTTATTATAGCAGAATCTAAGTATTTCTTTATTGAATATAGAAGTACCTTCTTGCTTGATTTCCTCTAAGATTCCCTTGTTAGACCCCCAGTAATCCAGCCAATTAGACTCTTTTATGACACGTTTCGACGTGGGTTTTCTACCTGGACCACTTAATTCTGATAATTCCTTCTTGGTGAGCTTCTTTTTAGTGTTAGAAAACAAAGATTTTTTACCGATATAAAACTTTCCAGTCTTAATATTTGTGATTCTATATACAAATCCTACACATTTTTCAGGGAATTTATCTACGGAATCGTATCTTTTTACCGATCCGTCTTTGTGCATAAACCAATTATTTTCCATAAACTTTAATGTTTTTAACTATCCCACCTTACAATAAACGTCATATCTGTATTAGAGGGAATAGGATAGGGGGTACCTAACTTGCCAACTACGAGTAATTGACCTGCATCATTGAATAAGCCGATAGTAGTTGCATAAGGATGGAATGAAGATCCGGTTACATTATCTGCTAAAGTACCATCTACGAGCTCTCCCCACTGTGATATACCGCCTTTCGGTGTATAAAAAGGTACTGATCCTGAACCGGTTATAGAGGTTCCGTACTTGAAAACACTTGGATTTTGCGAGTAATTGAAATCATTCTCAGAAACTCTACATTTTACCTCGTTTACATAAATTGTAGTTTCTGCAGTGAGATTCAGTGTATAAGGTACAGAAGCGGTTGCTGGTAGTATTGGCATGTTAATAAATATTAGTTCTCTCGCCTTTCTTCTCTAGAATAATGCTCAAAGCGATTATGTTCTGTCGGCGTTGCTAATAAAAGTCCAGGTTTTATGTTACCTTTTACAGTTTCTTGGTATATATAAGACATCCAAGTCTGTTCGTAAGGATGTGCCCACTTGGTGTTTATAAACATTTTTCTATTACCTTCACGGGATACTATCTGAGGCCAATTACAATAAAAAACGTCTCCGCTTGCATAAGGTACGCCCTTAAAAGATTTTATGCTACGAAATTTTGTATAAGGTGCAGCTTCAGTATCATCAGTATCCTTTACAGGATTATCAGGAAATAATTCAGCCCTTACGCTTGCAGGTAAATTGTGCCATGCCCACTGCTTTCTGTTATCTCCAAATAACTCCGAGAAGTTCCATTTAAAAAAATCAAACTGCTCTGTCCATGCAATACTCATTACGGTATTGTAAAAGTCTTTTATTTTTCTACGAAATCCGTTTCTACAAAACTCTTCAATTCCGTTATAAAAAAACATATCGTCTTCAAAAAAGAAATGATAGTCGAAGTTATTTTCTTCTGCATGTTCGGCACAAAACTGTCTGCCTCCACAAATACCTATATTATCTTTTTTAATTTCTTGGAAGCTGTACTTTTCGCAAAGACGGGCAAATTCTGCATCAGTACTTCGGTCAGTAGAATTATTTAATAAGAATTTTTTTGGTTTGTCTAGAAAATTTCTATCGTAGACTTCAAAAGACTTACATAGGGTTTCAAATTGACTCGGGAAGTTAAAAGCTATTACATATAGGGCTACATTATCTTTGTCTGAATTATTTAAAGTTATACCGGGTTTATTTTCAATCTTTACTTTTAAGGTATCTTTACTTAAATCATTAAAAAAAGTTCCTAGCAATCCATTCATTTCGATCTCGTAGTATTGAAATAATTCTGGATGCCTGTAAACCATTATTGTAAATAATGATTCTTCTGTTCCCATGTATCCTTGCTCTAAAGTGGTTGCAAATAAATTATAATAAATTTCGTTTGCTCTTTCAATAGACTCTTTTGGACCTCCAAAAATACCTCCTCTAGCTACTTTATCTATCGCACCGTTAGCAAATTCACACATAGGTTTATAAGTAAATCCGTGAATTTCAACCTTACCGTCATAAGGGAAGCAAACAAAACTAAACTTATTGAAGTATTTTGCTAGCTTTCCTATTACTTTATCGTGCCAAAAGTATCCTTGATGAACGGTATTAGTTAATGCTGCATCAACCCAAACTAAATGTGTAGAATTGAAGGGATCAAAAATACGAGCATCATTTAGTAAGAACATCTTAGACATTACAATAGGATTGTACCATTCAAGCTTTGCTTGAGTACTGTCAGGTAGCCATCCTGCTTGATTATACCACTCTGGTCTTTTTCTTATACCCTGTATTAGGTTGAAAAAATGTTCATTAGCGGAAAACCATTCAAGACCTCTTACTACTACGGAAGTGTTATGCTTACTTCTTCTCTCCCATATAAAAGATGAATATCTTTCTTCAATAAAAATAATCATATTATCCGGAGTCTTAAGCAGTTCCTCTAATTTACTTAAGTAATGATCAAAAGATCTACTCCATCCTTCTTCTAAATTATCTCTACCAATATTCCACAGACCTGTAACAATAGTTACTCCGCTGTTAATAGATTTCGGTTTTTCATAAATCCAACAATCTTCTGAAATGTCAAAATGTGTACCGTTAAAAAACTCATTAACTGCTCTATTAACATCTCCAAATCCGTAATCATGTCCAGCTAAAATACCTCCTTCTTTAACTTTAGGTAACCAAGCTTTAATGTCATCTAACACATCTTGATATTGATGAGATGCATCAATGAAAACAAAATCTAGGCTATTATCTTCGTACAATTTACTAGCTTCTAAGGAAGTAGTTCTAATTGGGTTAATATAGCTGGCAACAGGTTTTATATTATTTAAAAATTCATCGTACAAGCTAGTAAGGTTCATAGATTGATGTTCTGTAGATCCTTCCCAAGTATCTATACAATCAAATTTAATCTTAAAGCCTGAATTATGTATTTCAACTCCCATAAAGGCCGTACTTCTGCCCTTCCAGGACCCAACCTCTACAAAATGCGATCCTTCGCTAAATTTACGTACTACATTAGCGTACAAATTAGGGTAAGTAAACCAATCTTCTCCAATAGTTTTATAGAAATGCTCCATTAATTTATTTTCTTTGTTATATGATAGTACTGTATTATATGACATATTAAAATCTGTAGTAGGGTTGATTTAATTTATTATAAAACATAAAACAATCAGGTACTAGATTTCTCCACTCGTTAAAATCAAATTTCATTTCTGCTTCTAGTGCCGCAACTCCTATTTCAAATCCATCAGGATAATTGCGAATACTATTAGCTACAGAATACCACATCATCTCTTCCCACCTTCTAACAAAGTACCTGTACTTCCAATTAATTTTTAAAACGAAAAACTGTTCGTTAAATACATGAGCTTTATCCCATTTAGTATGTTCCATAACATGGTAGTCTTGTATTTTTTCTTTAAAATAGCATTCGTTAATATATTCTTTATTGTAGCCTATTTCATTTGGTCTTTCAAAGAGTGCATCTATATTTTTTTCCTCTATATACTCGAACAGAGAGAGTATTTTTTCTTCTGAAAAGCCATCTGTAGTACTCCAATCAGCATCTGTAAATATTACATAATCGTATCCTTTATCTAAAGCATACTTAAGAGATAAAGCTTTTAAGTTTAGAAAAAAACTAAATCCAACGTCTCCATCATCATAGCGATCTAGTGTAAAGTAGTCAAAATTAATTCTTCCTGTCGGATCGAGTTTTACATTTGTAGTAATGTTAAAATCACACTGCGATGTTTTACTTTCTAAATCGGAGTAAAACTTGCGAGCTGTGTTTAAATAACTCTCTCCTACAGCTAAAGTGGTAAAAAGGTACTTCATTTTTTAGTAATTAAGCCTAAATAAGAGCCGTGAAGAACTTTAAAAACTTTAGCTTCCGCTATATCTTCATTCACGTTTTTAAAATCGTAGTAATCACTATTAAAAGTTCCGTCTATATTATATTGGTTAATTAATTGAGTTATTGATTTTTTTTCTGGATCTCCCCAACCGTACTGTGCGTTCTTTTGTGGATTATCTATTTCAGTATCTGTCTGTAAGTCCTCAACTACGTAAGTACCTCCTTTTTTCAAGAGAGGAAATAGTTTAAGAAATAGAAAGTTTCTTTCTTCTGACTTATGAGTATTATCGTCTATAATAAGATCAAATTCAATATCGTTTTCGTCTATAAACTCATCTAATTCCTGTTCAGATAAGGCGTTATACGGTTTAGTTTGTATTGCTTTATCTTCTAATACTTTATTA